ATCAGTCAATCGTTGACTCTGGCGGTAGGGTCGTTCCTACCTGGGCAGACGTCTTGAATCGTGCTAACCTGGGAATGGAAGTAATGCATGAAAGGAACGCTCATAACTTCCCACTTGATTTAGCTTAGGCGGCTCGTATGTCGATACAGTAGAAGCCACCTCAAACCACGTCCGTTCAACCTTCTTTGAAGGTCGCATGAAACCACAGCATGGAACGGGGTTGTGGTACTGGAGTATTACAATGACTGTAAAGCTTTCGTATCGTGGTGTTGAGTACACAAAAACTTCAAAGTAATTTAATTTAACATGAAAAAATTTGCACTAGCCCTAGCGGCAACCCTCGCTTCGACTCCTGCAATGGCTGGCGTCTATGTGAATGCCGAGTCAAAAGCAAAGTATACAGGTAGTGATTATAAGTCTACAACGACTGATCTACACATTGGTTGGGAAGATAAAGCAGGTCAACTTAAATATTATATTCAAGGTGGTCCCTCATTCTCTGCTGCTGATGGAGCAAATGGTGACACCGATTTCTCAGGTAAAGGCGGAGTAAAATTTGCAGCTACTGAGAAGTTAGGTGTATATGGAGAGGTATCTTTTGCAACTGATGATACTGCTGACACAGCATACGGCACAAAGATAGGTGCCAAGTATTCTTTCTAAAAATTATTATGGCCAACCACCAAACAGATGGTAACATGGCGTTCGTTCATGGACGGACACCTGAACCAGAACCATTAGACAATGCTCCTAGTGAGATACAACCACAAGGAGTAGATGAAGAAAAAGAAGAAGAGTGGGAACCTCAATCACTTGAGGAAGCCCTCTTGGGTGAGTAAACTCAACGAATTATGGGTAGCGGTCTTAGGGCTGCTACTCTTTTTTTGTTTTGTAGAATATTCACATCTACAGTTTCACAGGTCTAATTATGTCAATGAGAACTCAGTTACTCACTGCAATTAATGCTCATGCTCATGGAGAAATCCAAAAGCATTTAGCTAATGTGGAGGTTTATTTAACAAACCCCGCAGGTATTGGAGAACATTCTGATATCACAGAAGCGATTGGTGTAGAGCTTGATAAGATAGCTCGATATCATGACCAGATAGAAGTAGTAAAAACCTACTTAAAAAATTGAACAGGGTGGGGGCACCTCAGAGTCGGACCCCCTTTCTCTTAGGCTTGTAGCCCAGTACGCTGGATACCTATTAGCCGTCATGACGGTGGGATAGACCACAAAAATTTTTCACATGTGAGAAGAAAGTTAATACAAACAATTATTTATTTTAAAAGAAAATGGCAGTGCATGAAAATGCGGCTAACTCAAATTTAGCCCAACTGACAAGACCAGGTTCCCTGAATGGTGCAGCTGATTCTAGAGCCCTTTACCTGAAATTATTCTCAGGAGAGATGTTCAAAGGATTCCAGCACAACACTATTGCTAGAGACCTTGTTATGAAGCGTACCCTAAAGAGTGGTAAATCTTTACAATTCATCTACACGGGACGCACAGATGCTCAATTTCATACTCCAGGAAAAAGCATACTCGGTAACGACGCTGGTGCTCCACCAGTAGCCGAGAAGACCATCACTATTGATGATCTACTTATCTCCTCAGCTTTCGTTTATGAATTAGACGAGACACTTGCGCATTATGAGTTACGTGGAGAGATCTCTAAGAAGATCGGTTTTGCGCTTGCAGAAAAATATGACAGACTAATCTTCAGAGCACTTAGCCGTGGCGCAAGAGCCAAAGCTCCTGTAATGAAGAGTAGCTATGAAGAGCCAGGTGGAACACAAATCAGAGTCGGTACTAACACTGACGCTGATGATGCTCTTAACGCTGGTTTCTTGGTGACAGCCTTCTATGATGCCGCAGCGGCACTAGATGAGAAGGGAGTCAGTCAAGAAGGACGTGTGGGTGTGTTGAACCCAAGACAGTACTATTCACTTATCCAACAGGTTGGTGATAATGGTCTGATCAACAGAGACGAGCAAGGTACATCTCGTCAGAGAGGAAACGGAATCGTTGAGATTGCAGGTATCAAGATCTTCAAGTCAATGAACGTTCCTTTCTTCAGTAAGTATGGTACAAAGTATGCTCCTGCATCTTCACCTACTGCTGCAACCGACCCTGCAACAGTCAACCCAGGTAATACTGGTGACTTTGTTTCAGCAGCTATCGAAGATGGCCGCAACTCCGTAACAGGAATCAATAATGATTACGGACAAGCATCTAACTTCGCTAACTCTTGTGGATTAATCTTCCAGAGAGAAGGCGCAGGTGCCGTTGAAGCTATTGGACCACAAGTTCAAATCACATCTGGGGATGTATCGGTAATTTACCAAGGAGACGTTATTTTAGGACGCCTCGCAATGGGAGCCGATTATCTAAACCCAGCTGCTTGCGTTGAGCTTTATGCTGGTACAGCCACAGCTCCTGCACAGTTCGGTACAGTTCAATCTGCTACCAACAATGCTGGTTACGGTGGATAAATATCGTATATTGGGGGTACTTCGGTACCCCTCCTTTTTTAAATTATGGCAGTCGTATCTTATGGAGCGTCCACCGAACTGGATGCAGTCAACTCTATATTGATGAGTGTTGGAGAGTCACCTGTTAATACACTAAACGTACAAAGCCCTGAAGTGGTTATTGCACAGTCAACTCTTCGGCAAGTCTGCCGTGAAGTGTTAGCAGAAGGGTGGAAATTCAATACAGAAACAGAATACCCTATAACACTTGATACAAATAATCAGTGTATTATACCTAACAATGTACTTCAAATAGACCTTAATCATTTTAAACATTCTGATGCACATGATGTAGTAAGAAGAAGTGATAATGGTATCATGAAGTTGTATGATTTAATAGAACATCAATTTGAATTTACAAGTATAGGTCCAGAAATCTATGTAGATATTGTATGGATGGTAGACTTTGAGGAATGCCCACAAGTGTTCCGTGACTATATAACCGCTAGAGCCGCTAGAATCGCTTCTAACCGTATGGTAAATAACCCGCAGTCTGCAGAGCTTATTTCACAAGATGAAGCTTTTCAGAGGGGTTTAGCTATGGAGTATGATTCTAACCAAGGAGATTATAATATCTTCAATGATCATCAGTACCGCACTAACCCAACCACTGTATATAAACCATTCCAAGTACTACGTAGAAACTAATGGCAGCAATTAATCAACGCATCCCCAACTTTCTAGGTGGAGTATCTCAACAGCCAGACACAATTAAATTCCCTGGACAGCTAAGGGTGTGTGATAATGCTACACCTGATGTTACTTTTGGTTTAAAGAAACGTCCCGCAGGGGAATTTGTAAAAAAACTAACTAATGCAACAAGCAGTGGTTATTGGTATGAAATCTTAAGAGATGGGGATGAAAAATATTTAATACAAATTACACCAGCAAATACTGGTTCACATCCTATTAGAGTGTGGGCTTTAGTAGATTTAGAAAGTGGACAAGCAGCTGGTACAGAATTATCACTAACTAATAGTTCAGGTGATTCTATCTATGCTTATTTAGCTGGAGCAACTCAAGCTTATTCTATACAAACAATTCAAGATTATACTCTAATATGTAATCCACAGAAAATTGTAGGTACTACAGGTGTTACAGCTAGTCCTATAGATTCAGGTGATTATGCTTTTTCAAGATTAGATACTATTGCATATAATACTGAATATATTTTATATCATGGGACAGCTCCAACACCTAACACTTACTATCGAGTGACATCACTCAAAGTAGATAAAGGTACAAGTGATGGTCCTACATGGGATAGTAGTGATACAGATGCTCAAAAAGCTGGTCAAGCACAGTTTTCCTTCTCAGGTGATGCTGATAATGTTAATGATGCAGGTTCAACTATAGGTGGTACTAATATAACAGAAGGTATTGAAGGTCATATACTTGTAAACTCAAATCATTATGTAGAAAAACAAGAGTATAACTGGGAGAATGGTAGTCATGGTACTAGAGACCAACAAGGTAATGAATCTGGTACAACTTCAGGTAACTCAGATGACTTCTTAGGTTTTACTCAGATTTACAGGACTCGTTATACTGCTACTGCTACACTAAGGCATGGCGGTTTAATCAAAGGTACTGAAGCAGTAGCTAAGAGTTGTTATATTGATGTAACTGTTGAAGGTATATCTTATAGAGTTTCTGTTGAAAACGTAGAACCAGTAACTACCTTTGAAGGTGTGTCTGGTATTGGTTATTATAAAACACCAAGAAACCCTGATCAAGGTACGTTGAGTATGGCTACAATACTTAATGGTTTAAAAGTTTCTTGTAATAACAGTTTATCTAATGTAACTGCTGAAGTTATTGGTAGTGGTTTATACTTAACTGGTTCAAGTGCTTCTAGTGTTAACTTCTTAGGTGGTGCTATTAATGAAAATATGAGTATCATTGGTCAAAGAGCACAAGATATTTCACGATTACCAGCTATGTGTAAACATGGTTATATCGCTCAGATTTCTAATACAGATGATATTAATAGTGATGATTATTATGTAAAATTTGAAGCTGATAATGGTTCTAAAGGTGCTGGTAGTTGGGAAGAAACGGTGAGACCAAACGGTTTTTCTAATGCTAATGTTACGTCAGGTACATACTCAGCTTCTAGTGGATCTGATAATATATTTGTAAGTGTAACTTCTCACGGATACTCTGTTGGTGAAAACGTATTTTTAAATTTTACTGGTGGATCAGGAGAGGATGGTACTTATACAATCAGTTTAGTTACAAATAGTAATACATTTACAGTTATTAGAACAAACAGTACTGGAGCAACATCTGGTAACGTTCAAGTTACTCCAGACCCTATGATATTAGGGTTAGACCCCGCAACAATGCCCCACGCTCTTGTTAACAATCGTAACGGTACGTTTACATTTAAAAAACTAGATGAAATTACAGCTACTAACGATGGTACTGATAACTATTGGCAGTATAGACAAGTAGGGGATAGTAATTCTAACCCTTTCCCAAGTTTCAATGGTTTGAAAATCCAAAATATTTTCTTTCATAGAAATAGATTAGGTTTAATTGCTGATGAACAAGTTGTTTTAAGCCGACCTGGCGATTATTTTAATTTCTTTATTGTTTCTTCAATTACTACAAGCGATGATAATCCTATTGATATTACTGTTTCTGATATTAAACCCGCTTTTATAAATCACACTTTACCTATCAATAAAGGTTTAATGTTATTTAGTGATAACGGGCAGTTTTTATTATTCACAGAATCAGATATATTTAGTCCTAAGACAGCACGTTTAAAGAAAGTATCTAGTTATGAAAATGATAATATTATTAAACCTGTTGACTTGGGAACTTCAGTTATGTTTGTTTCCAATGTGTCTGCTTATAGCCGAGTTTTTGAATCAAGAATTCTCGATGATGATATCCCACCTGCAACTATAGAACAGACTAGAGTTGTCCCTGAATTTATACCAAAAGATATAACGTTAACTGCTAATTCAACACCTATTGGTATTGTAAGTTATGGTAAAAAAGGTACAAGTGTAGTATATCATTATAAGTATTTTGATACAGGTGATAAAAGAGATCAATCTGCTTGGTATAGTTGGACTTTAACAGGTACTATGCAGCATATGTGCTACGCAGGTGGTAATTATTATGTTGTAACATTACATAGTAATGGTGATTATATTTTAAATAAATATGAATATGTAACAGATACAACCTCAGCACGTAGTTATGCTGTAGGAGGCGTACCAGCAGATGTGGGTTCCTCATTAAAAACTGCTAGATGGTTTGAAGCATGTTTAGATAGCATGACATTACCAACAAGCATGGCTTATACAGCCCCTGGTGGTGCTAATGTAGAAAAAAGTGTAGTTACTTTACCATATAACCCAACCTCTGCAGAATTTTATCTTGTAGCTTTAACAGGGAATGATACAGCAGGTAATCCTGTTGCTGGTACTGTGTTGAAAGCAGATTCAGTTTCTACTAACACAGCTACTTTTCTAGGTATAAATCTAACAGGATGGACTTATGTATGTGGTTACAAATATACTGCTATAATTGAACTACCTACTCTTTATTTAGCTCTAGATCAAACTCGTTATGATACTGAAGCTGATTTAAGAATATCAGGAATCAATTTTAATATGGGTGTGTCAGGGCCAATGGAGTTTCATCTCTCTTCAATTTATAATGATATGAATGATTATATTCATTATGAAACTGGGATGACAACAGACTCTTCTAATTATGGTTCGGTGCCTTCAGAGTTACAGAAAGAAATTAGAGTTCCTATTCAGAAGAAGAATGAAAAGTATAGATTACAAATACAAATACCAGACCCCTTTTCCACCGCTTTAATCTCAGGTTCCTGGGACGGCATTTATAACCACAAAAGACATGTACGTAGGTAAATACATACAACCCTGCACTCCTGAGTTAGCTCTAAGTGTAGGGTTGAACCTTCGTTGGGAAGACCGACGTGAGGTAGAAGAAACAACAGGTATGACAGCTGAAGCTATGATGATTCAATCATACTTCACTTCTGCATATGATCAGTGTGTATATTTTAAGGTTCCCAACGGCAAGGCTGCTGGAGTGGCAGGTGTGTCACCCGATAATGTTATATGGATGTTATGTACTGATGCCAGTACAGAATACCCACATACATTTGTACGTGAGGCAAAACGCTGGGTAAATAGTTTACCCAATCCTTATTTATTCAACCGAGCAGATATGCGGAATGAAGCTCATATTAAATTACTTAAATTATTAGGTTTTAAATTTATCAACTACAGTGTCTATAAAGGAGTTCCTCTTATAGAGTTTATTAAATTATGTGTACCGTCGCATTAGCTTTAGCTGGGGTTTCGGCAGTTGGTAGTGGAGTTGCAGATAGACAGGCAAAGATGGCACAATGGCGAGCACAAAAGAACGCTGTTGATAGATCTAATGCTCAGGCTAAACTACAGTATCAAAACGAAATACAAATCTCAGCATATAAAGATCAAAGAAAGAGTAAAGAATTTGAAGCTGCCTTAGATGCACAAGTATCTGCAAGAGCTGCTTTAAATAAACAACTTGAGATTAACCAACAAGAAGCTACTAGAGCTAGCTTGGCTAATCAGTTAAAATTAAATGAAAAAATTACTGAAGCCCAGTTTTCTGATCAAAAGAAATTAGTTGAATCTATCAAAGCTCAAGGTACTGTACTAGCTAGTGGTATGCAAGCAGGACAGTCAATGATGCTTGAACTAATGGATGTTGAACGTCAACTAGGTATGGACCAAGCATCAACCAGTGCTAGTCTACTAGATGCTAATAGAACTGCAGCTATGACTGAGTACGGGATTGGATTATCTCAATACTCTGCTGATGCACGAGCTGTTAGTGGTTCTGGTGGTGGACCAACATTCGGACCTTCAGCTGAATTCCAGACTATTAAACCAACCAAACAATCCGATCCAGAGAAACCAAGTATGCTTGGTTCTATCATGACAGGTATAACAACAGGTGTAGCCGTAGGCGCAGGTGTTGGTCATGCTTCTGGTTCACAGACAGCTTGGTGGAAACCCTCTTAACTTATTACAATGGTTTACAAAAGACAAGGGGAATGGCAAACTGGATACGTTCAGAGAACCATCCCAACTTTTGATCTTAAACAAGATGAAAAGCGAGTAAAAGACTTAAAACAGCAAAGCAAAGAAGAAATTGCTAAAAGAGAAAAGTCAAACAAACAAATTGAAACTGAAGCTCAAAGAATCTTTAACCTTCGTAATGGTTTAGATGCATATGATGCAACGAAAGCAGCGAATATGTCTAAGACTTTCAAAGACTTCATGACTAAAACAGTTGCAAGTTTAGCTAAAACTGCACAAGATGAAGCTAGAGCAAGAGGTGCTGCTGCTGCTGATGCAGATGATGGTCCAGATACAGAAGGTTCTGAAGTAGATGCAGAAGAATTAAAAAAAATTAAAGCTGCTGCGGACGAGAACCTGAAGACCATAGAAAATATGGAAATCAATCTTGGTCAAAGGCTTGATGCAATAGGTGAGAAAGAGAAAGCACAAAAAGCTAGAGGTTTATTTTCAGATGCTTATAACTGGGGTTATAAAATACAAAGAGGTAAACTAGCTGTTGATGGCTTTGCTCCCCAATTATCAACTTTCTTAGATACTAGCGAACAGTTACTACAAAGAAGAGAAGATTCTGAACCTTGGAAAGTTAAAGATGCTGGTAATGATAAAAATAAATTAAGATTTGCTTCTGCTTGGTACCTGAATCAGTTTGAAGATGAATATGGAGAGGATTTTAATCCTGTCACTTTGTCTAGTATTCTAACTAAACCTGCTAAAAAACATATAAATACAGAACTTCATAAAAGATTTGAAGGGATTGATCTAGAGTTTAATGAGAATAAAGTTACTGCTATCAATAACTCATTAGCTGCTTCACTTGAAGGTATTCCAGGGTCAACAAACTTAAGTACAGAAATAGCTTCATACTGGACAAGGATGAGACCTTATGTGTCAGCTACTAAAGAAAAAAGCAAAGGTGCTGTAATTAAAGAGCATTTAATTAATACTTATACACAAGTTATTGCTAGAGCTAAAGATCCTTTAGCAGTTAAAAAAGCTTTTATAGCGGTTGCTAGTCAGTTAGAAATAGATAGCTCAATGGGTAAATTAACTTTAGAGAAGATAGATGCTTCAAAATTTAGTGTAGGTTCATTAGAAAATATATATAATAAAGAGCGAGCTAAACGTTGGAGTAATGCAGTAAACCAACAAAAAAGTGATGCAACTGATTCTATTTTAAATAAATCTAAAGAGATTGAGGCAAAGATGGCTGAAGATCCATCTCTTACTTTAGATAGTTTTTCAGGAGAACTAATTACTTTCCAAGCTGCTTTAATGAAAGAGTTCCCTTATGCTAAAGGGGATGTTGTAAATATGATGGGTAAATACTTTAGACCTAAGCTTGGTAAAGTTGACACTCTTCTAGAAGTTAAACGATTAGTAAGAGAAGGCAATGGTGTTATCAAAGCAGCTGACCTTGCTGATGCTAATGTTGATATGAAGGTTGTTGATGAATATGTAAGTGACCATAACATAGAAATTGTTGAGGAAACTTATACTGAAAAAAACGATGATTATGTCAAGGATAAGGAACGTGATATTGATAAACTGTTTGCTAAAGAAATCACAGCTAATGGTATTGCAATCCTAAGTGGTAACCATCGAGAAGCTTCTGAACAGTTTAAGTGGGAAGTACACCAGCTAGCTTTACAGAAAATGAAAACTGCTAGAGATGCGGATAGCCCTATAACATATGTAGAAGCTTTTGATTCTGCCTTTGGTGAGAAAGAGATAGAATTTAATGACGGTAAAAATAATAAAAATAGTAAATGGTATCTAGATCCAGGGAATCAAGGTAAAGGTTTCCTTTATTTTGATCAGAAAAATATTGATCCTTTCTATGGTAGTTTAGATGATATCAAAGCTATTGATACAATCACTTCTCAAAAAGGTATATTCAATACGAAAAAGTTAATGAATAAATCTTGGATAACAGATCCTGCTAGATTAGATATAAATGAGAATACAGGTTATTCTGATGATCCTTTAGTAAGAAAGTTATCTCAAATATTTGGTGTATCTGAAGATGAATTTAGAAATGCTCAGGTAAAAGCTTTACCTAAAGAGTTACAACAACAATTCGATGTTGGTAGTAAACCAACTATTGATATTGTAGATAAGCAAATTAAAACGAATAAGAATAACTCTACTGCAGCTAGTGAATTATCAGACCTACAAACTAAAGGTAACGCTGATTCTGATGTAGCAAACCGTGCAGTTAACGAAATAACACCTTTAAACTATAGGACTTTAAGTAATGTATGGAGTTCTAATGATAAAGGTTGGACAAGTGAAATACTCATTAATGAAGTAACAGGTCCAGGTTTGACGTTACCAGCAGGTAAAGTATTAATACAAGATGGTGTCAGACATGAAGGGCATAAAATAATAGGTGTCACCTCTGGGTTTGGCCCTAGAGTGTCTCCTAACAAAGGTGCTAGTACTGATCATCCAGGGATTGATATAGGTACAACCAAAACCCAAGGTTGGGAAGCTGCTATGAGGATACAAAATGGTGTTATAATTGGTAACTATTCTGATGCTAAAACAGGTGTAACTTTAGAGATTAAAGATTCAAAAGGTAATATCTGGAAGATAGGTCATTTAAAAAATATCAACCCAGAGCTAACAGTAGGTGCTCAATATAACGGCCAGATTATTGGTGAAATAGGTACTACTGGAGTTTCGACTGGTGAACACCTACATATTGAAAAGCATATGGATGGTGTACCCGTAGACTGGAAAGACGAATTAGGTCTTGTTTCAATAGGTAAACGTTACGATCAAGAATACGAAATGGTTGGTAAATATCCTATAAGAAGAGGTTTAATACCTGAGTTAAGTCGTCTAACAGGTTTAAGTAAAAATGGTATAAATTATAAAGAGTTTTTACGTAACGAATCTAAACAAAAAGTAATGTGGGATTACCTAAGTTATGGTGCTTGGCAAAAAGCTATCCATGCTTCTCCTGATAATCAAGCTATAGCTATACGTATGTATGTAGCTGATATCCTTACAGGTGATTCAAATAATTACACACAACCTACTATATGGAGTTATTCTGATAATTATCTAGAAAAATTACGAACAGATGGAGTACTTAAATAATGTCTGATGAACTAAACAATGAAGAAGTTGTTGAATCAAATCTTGATAAAAACGAGATACAACAACGAATAGAAGACGGTACTCTTGATTTCTCATCACCTAGTACTTCAGAAGCAGATGCAGGATATGATAATCCTATATCTCAACTTATGGAAAGTGCTAATGTTAATGCAAGAGATTTTATTGATAACACATTTCAAGGAGATCAACTATCAAAAGATGATATAAGATCTAACCAAGCAGGTATAAGAAAAGACCGTTTAGCTGGCCAACAAAGCCTTGATGCTGCTTTAAACGAGTCCACAAACCCTTTGGATGTAGTTGCTAGGGAATCTATCAGAGCACCTTTAGGGGCTATTGAAGATGCTGCTCACAGTGTATTACTAACAGCAGATAAAACAGGTGATCAGATTAAGAAAAGTATTAACGAAACACTAGGTAGACCAGTAGATCCTTGGGAAGATCCTGATTCAGAATCATATTCCAGTTGGTTTGATGGTTCCAAAAAGATTATAGGTGAAAACCAAACTCCTTTAGGAGAATTAGCTAGAGGTTTTGGAGAGTTTTTCCTACTTACTCGTTGGACTGGTGCAGCTTTAGGACCAGCTAGAGTTGGTCTTGGTAATACTGTGGGAAATACAAAGCTCATAAGAGCTGCTAACCCTATGTATAAAAGTAATAGATTTATGCGTTGGAGTGTAGATGGAGCAAAAAAAGTCTGGAATATAGGTACAGATGGTGCTATAGCTGATTTTATAATGTCATCTTCTGAAGGGAAGAACATGGCTAATATGGCTGAAGAACATGCTCCGTGGTTATTACCTGATTTAATGGCTTGGTTGTCTGCAGATCCAGGAGATTCTTGGTATGAAGAACGTTTTAAAAGTGCATTAGTTGGATCTTCTTTTAACTATGTAGGTCATGTAGCTGCTGGTCTTATTAAATCAACTTATAGATCTGGTAAATGGTTACTAAATGAGAAAAATCTAGGACGTAGATTAACTCAGCCTCTATTAGACAAAGCTGATAAGTTACGTAACAAATGGTTTAATCAAGAATTAGAAAAAGCAGTTCTTGAGGAACAATCACTTGGAGATAAAATAGCTGATATACGCTATGATTCTGGTCAAGGTATCAACCCTGTCTACTCTAAAACTGATTATGTCTTAAAACATTTAAATGATGATGATGCATTAGAGTATGCACGTTTGCTAGACGGTGAAGAACCTTCTGATTGGCTATTAGATTCAATGGAAAGACGTGGTAAGATTAGTTATAATGATCTTGATTTTCTACAAGACGATGACTTTTATGATACTAAAGGTATCTTAAATATGCCAACCCCTAATTATAGGGAATTAGCAATGCAAGATCTTTTTGAAGCAGCTGCTAAGATAGGACAAAGGAAAAAAGATTATTGGTTACCCGATGAAAATATGAGTGTAATACAAAAGGGTGAATCTATACTTAGAGAAACTGATCCTTTTGTTAACCCCAATTCTTCTTATGCAGACTTTGAAAAAATTAGTTATGGTGAAGGTGACTTTAGAATTAAAGCATCAACACTAGAAGATGCTATAAAAGAACGTCAGTGGAATTTTAAAGAAAATAATTCTACAGATAATGTAACAAGGATTATTAATTCTGATCCTTATATCAACCAAGTTGCTGCAGGTAATAAAGATTTAGAAGAAATATACCAAGAAGTTGTAGATGAGATGGGTAAGATTCGTATGAATATGAGTCCATCTGACTATACTTTAGATGTTGATGCAACGATGGCAATGGCTAGACCTTTCTTAGAACCTCTTGAGTTGATGATGAAAGGTGATCCTGTAGATCTTGTCAAAGCTTATAAAAAAGTATTATTAGATGGTAGGAATCCTAAAAAAGGTTTCACAGATACTATTGAGTATAAATACCTAAGAAGGCTTGTTGTTGACGAGAAGACAGGTAAAGCTTCTATGAAAGCTAATAATGCTCTTACTATTGGTGTTGCTCAACGTGATGCTAATTTACTTGTTTTACATTCTTTAGGTAAAGTTCTACAAAAAGTATCTAAGAATACATTACATATTAAAAATGGATTACCTATAACCCGTAACTGGGAGATGATCACAGATTTAATGAAAGTGATTTTCATTGAGAATAAAAAATGGGGTTATCACTGGGGTAATCAAGGACAAGCGGCCCAGACTGGTGTGGCAAAAATGTTAGCTAAAATGATGCAGCCTGTTAAAAAGGAAACTTTAGCTGCATTTAAGAAGGAAGCTGATGATGTTTATGATGTATTACTTCAACTTAAAAAAGAAGGTAAAGAACAATTAGTAGATGATATAATCACACTTTCAATACTTACTGATGGTCAAGTACGCTCTGTTGCTCAAATAGGTGAGTATCTCGATAAGCTGCTTAAAGGTGGTCATATGGAGAACTTCAATGGGGAATTAATAGAAATCCCAGGGAGATTCAGAAAGCAGATGATGGAAACAGTATATCAAACTATGCTGGGACATCCTAAAACTGCGATCAAAGCTAACTTCATGACTAACCTATTTAATGTGTCAAGGAGTCTTGAACAATGGATTGGTATGAATTTACCACATAGAAAATTCTTAGACGCAGAGCAAGGTAAGGGATTTTTAAAAGGATATGAAGGTGGAGGGTCAGCATTTACTAAACAAGAACGAGCTTTAATTGGAGTGCAGTACGCAGCTATGTGGAGAGCACATGGGGAAGCTTGGAAAATGTTTACTCGTAATATGGGTATTAATCTAAACCCTAAGCTGACAGATGATAATGGTAAGATTATTTTCAGATCACCTGATTATGGCAGTAAGTTTGATATGAAAGGTGATGATACAGCTTTCAGAGCTTTAGATGATATCTATGATAGACATACTACAGGAGCACGTAAATGGGCACATAATGGGGCTAAACTTCATTATGATATGAACAAATTAGCTATAATGCGTTTCTCTCAAAGTGTTTTAAACTCAAGCGATGCATTCACTAGAACTATTATTGGTCGTCAAGAAGTAGCTCTTGAAGCAGCTAAAGGTGCTTTAAAAGCTGGTGTTGATCCAGAAGATCTAGTTAAATTTACTAAAGCATATGATGAACAGTTTAAAAATATAATCTTCAAGAAGACTAAAGATGATGTATGGGTTGTGAAGCCAGGCTCTCAAGCACAGCGTATTGGTGATGAGATGACTCTTATGACACCTCTAGAAGGCTGGGAAGCTAACTTTAAAAAAGGTGTTAATAACCCTTTACTTGAAAGATTCTTTTTCTTCTTAAGACCCACATTTAACCAAGCTAGAGCTATATCTAAAAGACTTCCTACAACAGTATTTGGACAACAGTATCGTGATATTGTACTAAAAGGTGATGGTACTAGATGGGGTATTGCTCCTGAAGATATACCTAGAGCTGTTTATGAGATTGAAGGGCGTATAGCTCTTGGTACTTCTGCTTTAGTTATATTAACTGGATTAGCTTCACAAGGTATGATCATAGGTAGTATGCCTAAAGATGCTGAAGATCGTAAATTATGGAAGTTAAATAAGATACAACCTAACTCTATTGCTATACCTAAACCTTGGAATCCTCTTAAAGAAAATAGAGGAGATAATGGTTGGGTTTATATAGGTGTGAAAAACCTTGATATACTTGGTGTGATGTTAAGTCAAATAGGTAATCTATTCTATTATTCTGATATAATAGATGAGACTACTTTTGATGAAACTCTTGCACGTATGTCTTGGACTATGGCAGCTGCTTTAGGTGATATCAGTGTTATTGAAAGTTTTAAAGGTGTAGCAGATTTAATTGAAGCTAACGATCAAGGTCAAAACTTTGAAGCTATGCTTGCTAAACTTACTCGTATGCAAGCACCTTTAGGTGGGCAGAGTCGTTGGTTAGCAGAGCTATTTAATGATGAAGTTAAAGAAGCAAACACCTTTGCAGAAATGCTTATAGAAAAAGATTTCTTACTTAAGTCTACTTTACCAAACGATTATGATTGGTTACAGCCTCAAAAAAATAGGCCGAAAAAATTAGAGGATGTAAAACCTTTAAGAACTGGACCACATAATCCTATCAGTAAACTTCTTAATTCACTCCTTCCTGTGTCAATTCATGGTACAGAAGGTGATTTTATTAAGCAAACTTTGTTGAAAATTAGGTATAATATAGGCGATGAAATTAGGACTATTGATGGAGTTGAGCTTAATTCTCAAGAGATATCTGACTTAAAAAAGGTTATGGCATGGGACCCTTACTTAATTCCTGAATTAACCAAGATGATGAACTCTACATCATTTAAGAATACTCTTGCTACTTATACAGAACAAGAGTTGAAAGCAAATGATGGTTGGTCTTTAGCAGATCAAGAATTCACCCAACTTTTAAGACCTATATTCACAAGAGCTAGGCAAAGAGCTAAAGATGCTTTAGCAAACCCTGAATTATTCCCTGAATATAACAATGGTAAGCCAGAAGCTTTATCTACTCGTCTTTATGCAAGGCAATTACAAAAAAAAATAAGTAAACAGGATAGTACGGAAGGTGCTAATAAGATAATTGAGAAGGTTAATGAATTAAAAGAGAAAGGATTGTATTAGTTTCCACAAATACCATTCCTAAACATTGATTATCAATGGCAGTTACAACTAAAAAAACATTTAATGCTGTCGGAAGTGGAGGCCAAGGAACAACGGTTTTCACTCCTGTCAGTATAGAACTGAATAACCAAGATGATCTAGATGTCTATGTTACCTTAGCGGCAACGGGTTCTACCAGAATACTACAATTGCGACAAGCAACTGGAAGTACTGCTGATGGCACCCACCCGCAGGTTAATGATACAACTGGATTATATTTTCCCTCCGTAGCAAGTGGGACAAGTCTATACAACTATACATTATCTGCTGATAATAATACTATAACGTTTAATTCTGCTTTACCTACAGGTGCAGTAGTCTCGATAGAACGTAGAACTAGGGATAGTTCTAGTGATTATACTAATTTTGCAGGTGGAAGTACTATTAGAGCCACTCAATTAAATGATGCATTTGATGAGTCTAATTTTACAGCACAAGAAGCACGAAACAAAGCGTTTGAATTAGAGGATTTAATAAACCGTTATGGTGATGGAAACTTATCCGTTAAAACAGGTAAATCTATTCGCTATGAAGGTGCAACAGACGATAATAATGAAACAACTCTTACAGTAACAGATCCTACAGCTGATAGGACTATTACATTACCTAATCAAAGTGGAACAGTACCTCTTTTAGCAGTTACTTCTAATACTCAGATTACTTCTACACCTGAAGAATTGAATATATTAGATGGTGTCACAGCAACAACTGCTGAAATTAATATTCTAGATGGAGTTACTGCTACTACAGCAGAAATTAATATTATAGATGGAGTAACAGCTACCACAGCTGAAATTAATAAATTAGACGGTGTTACAGCAAGTACAGCTGAACTTAATCTTGTAGATGGGGTTACTGCTACTACAGCAGAGCTTAATATACTTGATGGGGTTACAGCAACAGCTGCTGAAATTAACACATTAGATGGAGTCACTTCAACAACAGCTGAATTAAATTTACTAGATGGAGTTACTTCTACAACTGCAGAGCTTAACTATGTAGATGGTGTAACCTCTAACGTTCAAACTCAATTAGATGCTAAACAACCTTTAGATGCTGAGTTAACAGAATTAGCAACAATGGCTAGTACAACTGCTAGCTCTTTAGCTGATTTAACTCAAGCTGAGGTACAGATATTAGATGGTGCAACATTATCTACTGCTGAACTTAACTATGTAGATGGAGTCACTTCAAATTTACAAACACAGTTAAATGCAAAACAACCCCTCGACGGGGATCTTACAACACTGGCTGGAGCAGCTAGTGGAACAGCTTCAATTATTGGTGACAGCTCTAAGACTCTTACTGCTGATATTGATGAACTTAACCTGTTGGATGGGAAGAGTATTGTCACATCAATTAGCGGAAGTGCTACTGATGTGCAACTCCCTTCAGCTCAAGCTGTCAATGAAAGAATTGTCGAATTAGTAACTGAGGTTGGTGGTTTCCATCCTGTTGCTAATGAGACAAGTTTCCCAACTACTAACCCTGATATTAATGACGGTGCAGGTACTATAGTTAGTGTAAAAGCTCTTGCTAGTAATCTTACTTCTAATGGTAGTGGTGTAGCAACAATTGCTAATGGAGCTGGATCTGGTAATACTGTTACTATTAACGGTATGGCTAACAGTACAACATATGCTGCAGGAAAAGGGTTAATATTAGAAACAACTTCTACTTTACATACCTATACATTTCATAGGTTAGTAATGGATGAGACAGGTGTAAATACGGCTCAGACTCTTGTTAATGACTTTAATAATAAATATCGCATATTAGCATCTGGTACAAATATCAATACTGTAGGAAGTCTAGACGACGGTGATTTACTATGGGATAGTAACACCAATACAATGAAAGTATATGATGCTTCTGCCTCTCAATGGGGTGAAGTTACATCAGTTGGTGATTTTAAACTACTAACAGTTGTTCCTGCGGGTGCAACCTCTGGTACACCTGATTATGCTAATAATGCTACATTTGACCTAAGAGATGGGAGTAATGCAGCAAGTGTTACATCCGTTGGGCAATTATTAATTAGTGTTAATGGTGTTTTACAAAAACCTAATACAGGAACAAGTGCTCCTAGTGAAGGTTTTGCCTTAGTAGATGGTAATACAATTATATTTGGAGCAAATCCAGGTGCTAATGCTAGTGTGTATGTCACACAGATTGGTGCTGCTGTAGCAGTTAATGTACCTGCTACTAATAGTATTGTAGAAGATGCGATACAAAGTAATGTAGTTAGTGAAGTTAAATTAAAGATTAATAATGCTCCTGCAAGCGGTAAATTCTTAACTACTGATGGTAGTGGAAATTTAAACTGGAGTAATGAAGCTAGTACTTGGACAGGTGGCCTTATATATTCTACAGGCCCAGCTCTCGGTGGTGGTACTACTCAAGCTGCAATACTAGATGATGATGGTATAACTCTAAGTGCAACTAGTTCTGGACCTTGTGAACTTAGATTCGGAGGAACTAGTGTAGGTGATTGGATAGCATTTAAATCTGATGGATCATTCTCAGGTACAACTACATTCGTACTTCCAGATGGTGATGGATCTGCAGATCAGG